TGAGCCATGGTTGGGCTCCTTTCAGTCGCCAGGTGAGAGGTTAGAGGTGAGAGGTGAGAACGACTTTCTAACCTCTAACCTCTCACCTCTAACCTGTCGTTTGCTGTTGTCTACCGTCCGACGGTCGTCTTTTTCCGGTTCTTGGACTGCTTGAATCGGGTCTCGACGCCCTTGCGGACCGTCCGCATCAACTGGGCGACCTCCCGATCGGTCATCTCCACCAGCTCGCGCTTGATGTCGTGAGGGGCCGAGGGCTTCGAGTAGAGATTCAGGACGCGGGCCCACATGGTGCCGCGGGCGCGGCCCTTTTTCTTGAAGTTGTACGTGCGCGTGTCGAGCCTGCGCTTCAGTTCGCGCTGCATTCTGCCGGTCTTTTTCAGCGGGTCGGTGTGGCCGAACCGCTTTTTCTTGGCCGCGATGTACTTCGCCTTGCGTTTGGTGTAGCCGTATTTCGATTCGGCCGAGACGTAGAAGTGGCCGGCCAGATAACGCCGATGCCACAGCATGATCGCGGCGACCATCGCGTTTTCGGTCAGCGATTTCTTTTCGGCGATCTCCAGGTCCGGAGTGCCGGAGTACGTGATGTCGATCTGCTTTATCATATCGTCCGCCGCCGTCGCCGTTGTTTGCGTCGTCCACTCTACATTCTAAAATCTTAAATCCGCAATCCATAATCGTCTCACCTTTCGGCCCAGTCGATCTCGAAGACCATGCCGATCACGTCGAGCCGACCGGCGTTCAGCGCCTTGGCCGACGGGCGGCCGGGTCCGGCGATTTTTCGAAACGCGTTGACCAGCAAAAGACCGCCGCGGCCGGATTTTGCCTCCAGCTCGCCCATGACCGCGCCCACCGAATTGGCGAAATTGAAGAAGCGGTCGGACTGGGTCGTGTGGCCGCCGGCGTCGGCCATCGCCTCGAAGATCACTTCGAGCGAGCCGGAGTGATCGTAGCGAGGGGGCTCGGAGTCCCGGACGGCCTCGAAGTCGTCAGACCAGCCGACGACCGCCAGAGGCCGGTCGTCGGAGTCGCTGTCGGCGTCGTCGTCCTGCGACAGGTATTTGACCGAGCCGAGCGCCTCGGCGGCGCCGGCGGCGCCGACCCACGACTGGAACGCAGAGCACTCGCTGAGCAGTTCGGCCAGGGCGGCCAGCGGAAACGAGATCATGCCCGAGGGGGTCACCGGCATTTCAGACGTCCTCCATCGTAGGGCGGCCGGCGGCCAGCCGGCGGCGGTAGGTCCGCGCGAACACGCCGGCCCACGCGCCGGGCTGCAGCCACTCGATCCGGTCGAGGCTCCAGACAGAGCCGTCCGAAAGCGTCACGGTTGCCTGGTTGATCTTCGTGCGGTCGGGCGCCGCGGCGTCGGCCGTCAAAATAACGATCCGGCGGATGCGCACGTCGGTGTCCTCGCGGTCGGCCGCCGGGCGGTCGTCGATCTCGACCGGCAGGACCAGGGCGTCGAACGTCAGGTCGCCGACGCCGGGCGCGGAGTACGCGATTGCCTCGCACGGGGTCGCCTCGTCGGTTGCATCGAACGCCGTGGCGGCCAGGTCGTCGGACATCATGTCGTAAATGGTCATAACGTCGTCAGCCTCCCAGCAGCTTGACCGCCAGGGCCACGCCGCCGCCTCCGCAGAGGCCCGAGAGGATGCCCGCCGCGGCGATCATGCCGGTCAGACGCGCCCTCGAGATCCGCAGGTCGTCGACGTGATCCTCCAGGGCGCCCAGCCGATTGTGAACGTGCGGCTGGCACTGGCGGACGTGGTCGGACATGACCTTCTCGGCGGCGGCGAATCCGGCGGCGGTGGCGATCTGACGGACCGCCTCGGACAATGTGACGCGGACGGGGGAGTCGAGGCCCAGCAGGTCGTTGGGATTGTCGGGCAGGCCTTCGGGGGTCATTTCGACCCGCCCTTGGCGATCGCGGCCCGGACGCCGACGACGGCCAACGCCTCGAGCGCTCTGTTGACCAAAGCGCCGAAGTCTATCGAACCGTCGGCGAATGCCGCCAACGCCGCGATGAAGATGCCCGCCGCGGCGAGGTACGATTTCTTGCCCTTCAAAAAGTCGGCCAGGAATTTCATTTTCGTTTCCTTTCCAGTGTTAGGCCTGCCTGGCGGCAGGCAGGTGAGAGGTGAGGGGTGAGAGAAACGGCTCTAACCTCTAACCTTCAACCTCTAACCTCAAATCGTTAGTCCGAACGCCGAGCCCAGATCGGCTACGATCGACGCGACAGCCTCGGCTATGCCGACTTCCCGGAACGCCGCGGTCAGCGAGACCTCGGCGCGGCGGACGGACTCACTGCCGCGGGCGGTCTTCAGGCCGCCGATCGGAGGCGGAGGGGCGCAGTCGGAAAAGTCCGTCGGGTCCGCGGCCTCTGCGGCCGGGGGGGCGCCTTCTATCGCGGCGATGCGGGCGGCGGTCTCCCTGGCCGAGATCAACTGGTCGGTCAGCAACGTCTTGAGCTCGTCGAGCGTCGGGGCGTCGGCGGCGGGTTCAGCGTTTTCGTTTGCCATGATCTGTTCTCCGTAGGGGCTCAGGGGTGAGAGGTTAGGGGTGAGAGGTGAGAACGGCTTTCTAACCTCTAACCTGCCTGCCGGCAGGCAGGCCTCTCACCCGCCTGCCGTCAGGCAGGCCTCTCACCTCTCACCTGGTGTTTCGGCCATCGGAAGCGCGTGGTCGCGGCCGAGGGTCTCGACGTAGCGGCGGGCCTCGACCTCGGCGTAACTCCGCAGCCGCGAAATGGGCGGGTAGCGGTCCATCAGCGTACGCCAGCGGGCACGCACGGCGATCCGGCGGTCGACCAGCTCGGAGATCAGCATCGCGTTGTCCACCATCTCGGCGTATTGGGCCAGGTCGGCCGAGCGGGCGGCGGCCTGGCGGGCACGCATCGTGCGGTAGCCGGCCAGGATCGCCGCCGCGGCCGCGCCGCCGCGACTTGCCGAGATTCTCTTTGTCAGTTCGTCTTCGAGTTTCGCAGCGGCCCGGTCGTGGGCGGCGGCCTTGTCGGCCGTAACGGTCTTGACGTTTTCGACGTTGATCATGGCGGCCTGGGCGATCGCGGCGTCGACGTCCATGTCGGCGACCGCCATCGCGCATCCGCCCAACGCCGAAACCGCGGCCAGCATCGCCGCGGCCAGGATTGTTTTATGGGGTCTTGTCATCGGTTTCGCCTTCCTTTGTGCGGCGGGTTAGAAGTTAGAGGTTAGAGGTTAGAGGTTAGAGTCGTTCTCACCTCACCTCTCACCTGCCTGCCGGCAGGCAGGCCTCTTACCTGCCGTTTTCGCAGTTCGCCGGCCGGGCGGGCTTCCATTCCCGACACCGGCCGGCGGAACCGGCGAAATGTCTTCACGCGGTGCGGGCGACAAACCGTCCGCACCGCATGGTCGGAGACTACGGGGCGGTGTCGATCAACTGGCCCATCAGGTCGGGCTCGGCGGTCAGCACCTCGTCGGTGTTGTGGCGGGCCCGCAGGATCGTCGCGCGGACCTTGTCCTCGCGGTAGGACTCCATCACCACGTTGTCGGCCGAATCCTCGGTCCAGAGCATCGTGCGGGCGATCGAGGGGTTCTCCTCGAGGTCGTCGCCTTCGTTGCCCAGGACAGCGACCATCACGTGGCCGGCGGCCCAGATCTGGCTCAGCGACTCGGCCGCCTTCTCGCCGGCGGTGTCGTAGCCGGCGCCGGCGACCAGGACCTCCTTGATGCCCAGCATCGCGGCGATCTGGCTGCGCTGCAGCAGCGCGGGGATCACTCCGTCGGACATGTTGTAGGTGCTCTGGAACTGGGCCTTGGTGTCGTCGGCCTGCACGAAGTAGCGGTAGTCCGTCCGCGGACAGATCAGGCTGAACATCTCCCGCGGCATGCCGGTCTTGGACTCGATGGTCTCGCAGGCGTCCAGGACGTCGGCGATCGGCGTGGCCGACGCGGCGGTCGACCAGGCGGTAGCAGCGTCGGCGGCGGTGAACGTCGCGGCGTCCAGGATCAGCGATGCGATCCGGATCTCCTGGGCCAACAGGATCTGGTGGCGCAGCATCCGGGCGCCGTGACGCTCGAAGCTGAAGTACGTGGCGTACCGGGCGGCCTTCTTGTCGTCCAGCGGGTACTCCAGGCCGTTTTCCTCGCAGGTGTAGTTCTGCGTGTCGAACTCGCCGACGATCCGCGGGTAGCTGCCGTCGGCGCCGCGGGCGGTGGTCGAGGGCTTCAGGAAATTCTCCCGCTGCATCACCGGATAACTGGAGGTCTCCTCGGTCACCGGCATGATCGGGGCGACCTGAAGGCCGATGAATCCGAACCGCCGGGCGGCCTCGGCGTCGTATTCGCTGGCCACCTGCGCCAGGTCCCGACGGAGGACTGCGTTGCTGTCGTTGGGTCTCATAATTGCGTCTCCTTACGCTTTCCGGCCGGGGCCGGTTGTTTTTTCATTTTCGGCAGTGTGCTCCGGCCGGGTCCGGCGGCGAATCCGTTCGCCGCCGGGCCGGACGGGGGGCGGCTTATCGCTCGGCGGCGATGTTGAAGTAGTCGACCCAGACGGTCTCGGCGGCCGCGCCGACCGCCAGCATGGCGATCGTCGGCGTCAGCGCCTCGTCGTCGGGGATGTTCGCAGCGGCCAGGGTCGCAGCGTAGACGTCGTCGACGAAGCACAGAACCTCGTCGGCGTCGCCGTCGTAGAGCATCGAGACCTTGACCGACTTGGTCGCGAACGTCGCCAGCGTCCCGTCGGTGATGTCCTCGCCGGTGTCGGTCAGCGTCTCGGTTCCGTTCTTCTCGACCAGGGCCTTGATGTTGCCGTCGTGCAGCATCTGGAAGCCGATCCGATCGCTGACGCCGCCCAGGACGGTCGTGTCGGCGATCGCCAGGCCGATGAACAGGTCGGTGGCGCTGACGTCTTCGACGGCGAAAGACGTCTCGAAGTAGAGCTGCTTGCCGGACTGCAGCTTGAACGATTCGCCGTTGAGCTGCAGTTGCTCGGCGTCGTTGGCCTTGTCGTTGCTGACGATCGCCAAGATGCCGCCGTGGGCGTCGTCGGCCACGTTGACCGACTCGCCGCCGTCGCTGTCGCCGTCGACTGTCGTCACCACCCAGTCGCCCTTGTCGGCGGTCGTCGAAAACTTGTGGCCGTCCTCCAGGCTGCCGGTCAGGAAGTCCTCTTGAAACTTGATCGTGCCGCTCTGGATCAGCAGCTCGTCGCCGCTGAACGTGTTGATCATCGCGGGGATGACCTGCCCGTCGGCGGTCGCGGCCTGGAGGGCCGTGCCGATCCGCCGGCCGGCGGCCAGCGACGCGACCTTGCCGTCGTTGGCGGCGTAGATCGCGTCGCCCGACGACATCGCCATGGAGGCCGTCACGCGGACGACGCCCGAGGCGTTTATCGGCGTGATCGCGACGTTCGCGCCGGATGCGGCGAGGTTGGCGGTTATGCCGATCGGCTCGTCGTTGCTGTCGGCGTAGACCAGCGATCCGCCCGACAACTGCACGAGCCGGTCGGCGGCCAACGCCTCACCTGCGGCGAAGGTCGGAATTTCGTTACTGTATGCTCTTGCCATTTTTCAGTGCTCCTGAAGTTCGTGTTTTTTGGTAGTGGGTTCAGGCCCGCCGGCGGCGCGGGTCAGCCGAGGTCGATGCGCGGGCTGCCGGCGGCGATGTAGGCCGCGTGAGACTCCGGCAGCCGGTCGCCGGCGGCGGCGTAGGCGTCGCCGAGGGTCTTGCCCGATGCGGCCGCGGCCTTGACAGCCGCGACGTACGTGGCGCACTTCCCGTCGTCGCCGGTCGGGGCCTGGCTTTCGTCCGCCGGCGGGGCCTCGTCGTCGGAGGCCGCGATCCGCAGCGCCGAGGCGCCGGACTGGGCGATTTCGTCGAGGCGGGCCTGCAGTGAGGCGTTGGCCTGCTCGAGGTCGGCGATCCGGGCCTCCAGGGCCGGGACCAACATCGCCGCGGCCTCGGTCGGGCCGCACGCCGAGTCGGCGATCGCCTTTTCCAAAAGCTCCGGCCGGCCGGCGAGGATCTTCGATACCGCCGAGGCGCGGTCGCGTTCGGCGGCGACGGCGGCGTCTGTCGCCGCGGCGTCGGCCTGGGTTGATTTTTCGTCCTTATTCATAGTTTTGTCTCCATCGACCTCGATTTCGGGGTTATCGTGGGCGGCCGGTCCGAGGTCGTTTTCAATTTCAATGGCTGACCGGCTCGACGCCGTGGTTTCTGCGATTTCTTCGGATGCGGCCCTGGGGCGGGGGGCGTAGCTGGCGACCGCCTGGGCGAGGGTCTTGACGCCGTCGACCAGCTTCAAATCGACCGCAGCGGCGCCGATGAAGCATCGCCCGTCGGCCAGCTCGTCCAGCGAGCCGCTTGTCAGGCCGCGGGGGCCGCGGCCGCGCATGACCGCGGACTTGAACGTTGCGAAATAGCGGTCGATCTCCGTCTGGTAGGCCTCGACGTTTGAGTCGGTGATCGGGACGCCGGTCTCGCCGACGCCCTTGTGGGGGCCGCTGCGGACGATGACGAACCTGAAGCCCTGGTTTTGGGCCGCCCGCGACGAGTCGAGCATCAGCGCGTAGACGCCGATCGAGCCGACCATCGCGGTCTGGTTGCAGTAGAAACGCGACGCCTGCGAGCCGATCCAGTAGGCCGCAGACGCGCACAGGTCGTCGGCGTAGGCGATCACCGGCTTGGCGGCGTTGGCGTCGTACACCGCATCGGCGAAATCGGCCAGGCCGGCGACCGAGCCGCCGGGCGATTCGATGTGCAGCACGATCCGCTTGGCCCGGTCGTCGGCGACGGCCTTGGCCAGCGCCTTGTTCAAAACCTCCACCGAGGTCCCGCGGGGCTGGGAGGCGCCGTTGACCTGGCGGGCGTGCTTGGCGATTACGCCGCTGACCGGCACGATCGCCGCCGAATTTTCGATCCGGTAGCCGCGGTCGACGGTCGAGTCGGGGTTGCGGGCGGCGACGACAGCGGCGACCTCGTCTGCCGAGAGGCGAACCCCGGCGGCGTGGCGGGAGATCAGGTCGGCGAAGCTCGTGAGAGTCTTGCGCTCCATCGCCCAGGGAAGGGCGCTGATCGCCTCCATGATTACCGGCGCGGATGTCTTGTTCATTCGTCGGACTCCTGGTTGGCGCTCAGATTTTCAGGCGCGGTGGTCGTCGGGATCCTGCGGGCGCGGAGCTCATCCAGCTCCATCTGGCGGGCGGCCCAGATCGTTTCGGCGACCTCGCCCTCCTCGCTGATCCAGTCCTCCAGCGTCCCGGCGCCGGCGGAGATCTGCTTGCTCTTGGCCAGCACCATCTTCAGCGGGTCGATCCACGCCCATCTGGGCGGGAAGAATTTCAGCTTGTACGACCGGCCGCCGGCCAGCGGGCGAAGGTCGCCCGAGGCGATCCAGCCGGCCATCCAGCGGTCGTAGGTCGGCTGGATCATTCGGACGCGGACGAACCGCTGCCAAAACAGAAACGTCCGGTAGGCCTGCAGAAGGCTCGCCCGGGCGCTGGCGTAGGTCGTCTTCGAAAAATCCAGAAGCACCAGCTCCAGCGGGAGGCCGACGCCGGAGCCGACCATCCGCATCATAGACGTGATGTAGGGGTCGAACTGGTCGGTCGGACGGCCGGCGGTGTTGACTTCGACGCTCTCCAACGGCCGGAGGTCGAACACAGCGCCGGGCTCGGAACGCATAAGCTGCTCGTAGGTCGACAGGCTGTCGGCAGTCGAGTTCGGGTCGGTCTGCAATTCGGCGCCGGGCAGCCACGGGCCGGCCGGATCGGCGTTGCGGCGGATCGACCAGGTGATGTGGCTGGCGACCTGGGCGGCGATCGATTCGGACTCCAGATAGCCGTCCAGCCGCTCGAGCGCGCCGATCGAGGCGGCCATGACCGGTACGCCTCGGGTCTGGCTGAACCGCGTGCGGGCAGCGACGTGGTTGACGTCCGCGGCGTCGATCCGCTGGGCGTCCCTGTACGAGCCGATCCAGCCGGAGTAGCCGAACCGCGGCGCGGACGACGGGTCGCGGACGTAGTAGGCCCTGGGGCGGCCGGATGAGTCGGTCTCGACGCCGCCGACGACGCGCCGGCCCTTGTAGCCGGTGCGGTTGCGGGGGGTGACCAGATCGTGGGCCTCGATTATCTGCAGCCGGTTGTCTTTCAGAAAAATCTCAAGAAAATCGCCGTCGGGGCCGAGCGACCTGAACCCGGTTTCGAAAACCTGCTGCAGGTCGAACATGCCGCGGTGCTCGGCGGTCGGGGCGGTCTCGGCCAAAGCGGCCGCGGCGTCGGCGTCGAATTTCTCGTCACCGCTGTCGGGGCGGAATCCGTAATCCGGCGCCATCACGTTGTCCCGCATCCGGTCGATGATCCCGCGCATCAGCGGCGAGTTGCGGTCGAGGTCGCGGCACCATTCGCGAAGCTCCCACAGCGTCCTGTCGTCCTGGCCGGCGTCGGCCGGGCCGTCGGCCCCGCGGCGGCGGGCGCGGCGGGTCCGCGACGGCTTGGCGATCTCGTAGCCGCCGGCGACGATCGTCGCGCCCATGCGGTCCAGAGTGCGGGCGGCCCGCCATCGCGGAGAAATCGCAGAGAGTCTGTCGAGCGCGGTAGGCGGGAATTGCCTGTCGGCCGCGCGGCCCAGCTCGACGCCGCGGCCGCGGGCGATCTCGGTGAAGACCAGCGAGCGGAGTGCGCTTTTGTCCGCGGCGGCCGCGTTCATGCCGGCCTCCGCGAAATGTCGGCGTGGACGATCGCCGGGCGGTCGCCGGATGTGCGGGCGACCTCGGACTCCAGCTCCGTGCGGAGCCTGCGCAGGGCGGCGATGTCCTGGTAGGTGTAGGACACCGAGTTGATCTTGTACTCGGCGACCGTGTGGGTCAGGAGCTTCAGGAGCCCGTCGTTGACGGCGTCGAGCAGTTGCTGGGCGGTTGCTGCCATACGTTGACTCTACGGCCCGCCCGGGCGGTGCGGCAACCGGGAGCGTTACAGAATCTGTAACCTACTTTTCAGGGGCGACGACTGCGGAGGCGCCACCCCCCGACACGCCCGCCGGGCGTTCACTCATCGCCGAGATCCTTGAGCAGCGGGAGCTTGTCGTCGTTTATGAACGCCGCGAGATCGGACTCGGCCTCCTTGAGGCCGGCCTTGCTGCGGTCGAGCTGGGTCTTGGCCGAGTCGACACGCTCTGCCGCGGCGTTGATCGACGCGGCGTACTCCATGACCAGCTCGTGGAATAAGCGGTACTGCTCGATCGTCGGGGCGTCGGCGGGGTCGTCGATCAACTGGGCGTTGTCAGGGGCGGGTGTCTTTTGTGCGGCAGCCATGTTGTTTCACCTTTCGGGTTTGGATGTTCCTTGTTGCTCGGTTGAGTGTTGATCCGTTTCCTTTTCCTTCGGCCATCTGTCGCGGATCTCGCGGTCGGCGTGGGTCCACAGCGAATCCTTGATCCGGTAGCCTGCGCCGCAGTCGGTCAGCTCGCGGAGGATCTGGAAAAGGAACTCGCGCCAGTCGATCTGAGACTCGCGCCGGCGGTCGTGGTTCAGCTTGCCGACCTTGAAGCAGTCGACGAACGCGGCGGTCGCCATGACCACGCCGATCGCCTGGGCCGGGTCGATCACCGGCTCGAGAGAAACCCACGTCTTCAGCCGCCATCCATGGGCCAAACGCAGGGCAACGATCCGGTCGGCGACCGATTCGGCGCCCGGCTCCCAGTGTTTGCGGTCGGACTCGGCGGTCCAGACCAGAGAGACGCCGAAGTCAACCCCGGCGGCCAGGAAAACATTCGCGTCGCGATCCAGCGCCGCAAGAGGACGCTTGGTCAGAATCTTGACGGGGATCGAAGCGGCGTCGAGGATCTCGATCGCGCGGCGGGTCAGGCCGCCGGGGCCGGGTTCGAACTCAAGAGGCTGATACGGGTCGGAGGTGAAGCTCAAGAGGACCGGCAGGGCGGTTCCTGCGAATTTCCCGGCGTCCTTTTCGAGGGCCTTCAGGACGTCCTTGCGGGGCGCGGGCCTGGCGAACGCCTCGCGGCTCATACGCACCGTCGCCGGGGCGTAGCAGTAGCGGCAGCCGCAAGTGCAGCCGCGGTAGAGATTCGCCGCCAGCGGGGAGTACTCACCAGCGGCGCCCTTCGGTTCGTAGATCACATCCATCGTCGATTCATCCTTATTCGTCATTCAGCATTCAACGTTGCCGGCGGCCCCTGCCTGATCTCCGTCACGATTTTATACCGATGACCGCGGGGGCCTTTGCACTGGACGTAGCGGGTCTGGTATTCGATGCCGGTCGATGTCCTGACCGGCGCCCGGGTCGAGCGGATGCGGAGCGGAGCGCCGCATCCCTTGAATTTGCACAGAAGCTGACCGGCGCGGGGCTTGGTCGCCTTCAGGTGGGCCGCCAGCAGCGCGAGGATTTCGGCCTTGACGGCCTTCGGCGGGATCTCGATCCCATCATCTGCGGCCAGAGCCTTCAGTTCGGAAACCTTCAGGTCCGCCAGGTCGGACGGCGGGATCGTCTTCAAGGTCATCGGCGTTTCTTCGGACATCGGTGATTCCTTTCGGCTGAAAAGCGGTGAATGGCGGCCCGCCGGCGGGCGGGCAGGTTGGCGACGGCCGCGGCGAGGATTAGCTGCCTGCCGGCGGGTCGATCTTCAACTGGCTGAACGCGATCGCACGCATGTCCGCCAGATGTGCACACTGCGCCGTCGAGTCGATCGGGGCGGGCCGGTTCGAGGGCCGAAAGCCGGCTGTCCACATGTCGTCCAGCAGCTCCTGGGCGGATTCGGGGCTGATCGGCGTTCCGTTTACGATGAGTTCGCTGAGTTTCATGATTCATATCCTTTTCATTCGTTGTTGTTGATTCGTTGTTGTTGTCGTCGACGCATCAGCGCCGGTATTTCTCGATCACTCCGCCGCCGGTTCTTGACGCGGCCGACGGCGGGGCGTCGGGGTTGCGGATCAGGCGGACGCCGGCCAGGTCGGCGGCGACGCGGGCGTAGTTCCAGCAGTCGATCATGTGATTGTCGATCCGGTCGTGTCTCGGCGCCCACCTGTGGCCGAGCATCTTGCCGCGCGAGTTTCGGATCGTCTCGCAGCGCTCGGCCGTAAGCTGCTCGGCCAGCCAGGTCGGCGAGTCGGCCGGCAGGTGCAGGTAACCAGGGCCGGGGGTCTTTTGGGCGATCAGACGGGCGAGCAGATCCTTGTACGCGTCGACGTTGACGTCCCAGCGACGCTGGGTCGCGCCGGGTATTTTCGAAAGCGGATCGCCGGCCGACGGCCCGGACTCCTTGACCATGCGGATCAGATTCTTGACCGACGACTCGCCGCGGACGGGGATCACGTCGACGTCGCCGAGCTTGCGGCACCAGGCCTTGACCGCCTCGGGGCGGTAGGCGCAGTCGATCGCCGCCTTGCGGCACCGCACGATCATCGCCGGGTCGTCGGCCATCGGCCAGGTCATCCGCAGAAGGTCGGCCAGCGGGTCGAAATTCTCGACGTGCTCGGTCGAGCCGGTCTCGACGCGGCGGGCGTCGATAATCCAGCATTCGCCCAGCCAGCCCCAGCCGACGACCATCGACCAGACGTGGTCGATCTGCACGTCAAAGCCGATCGTGATCATCTGAACGCCGGGGGGCACAAGTCCCATCGCGTAGCTCGACACGTGCGAATCGAGAACATCGGCCTCGACCGGCTCGACGGTCTCGGACCACGGCTGGGCGAGCTCGGAGTTCATGAAATCCTGCAAAGGGCCGATGTCGCCGGCGCGGTATTCGGCCTGGGCGGCGACCCAGGCGGCCGCCAGGCGGCCGATCGTCATGAAGTGCGGGTGCAGCATCAGGCTCGTAATGTGGTAGCTGCGGTGGGCTGTGGGCTTTTCGTCGCCGACGATCGAGCCGCTGCGGTCGACGGTGCAGACGGCAGGGGCCCACAGGCCCGCGGTGACCGCTCGCCAGCGGTCGGACTCCGACCAACAGGCGCCGCAGGCGGGGCAGACGTAGCGGGCGCGGCGGCCTTGCAGATAGTCGTCGGCGGGCAGGAAAAGGTGCTCGGCGTCCCTGTCGAGCGAGACGTTCGGCCAGGCCATCACGTGATATTCGCCGCAACGGCCGCACGGGACCCACCATCTGCGGCGGTCGCCGCGCTGGTATTCGCGGTCGATCAGGTCGCCGGCCAGGACGGGCGTCGAGTTGACCAGCAGCGTCGCCCGGCTGGCGAACGTCCGCATCCGCTGGCGGGCGAGGCTGACCGGGTCGGCCTCGTCGCCGGATCGGCGCGGGAATTTGCCGACCTCGTCCAGGATCACGTAGCAGACCGGGTTGTCGGCCAGGGCGCCGGGGGAGGTCGACCAGCCGATGTAGAGGATCATCGAATCGAGCTCGGTCTCCTTGCCGATGTTGATCGCGTCCAGGTCGCCGCCAACGTGGGCCAGGAGGCTCGGCGTCGACTCGAACATCGGGCGGACGCGGGTGCCGATGCGGCGGACCACGTCGTCGCGAATCGGCATAACCATCAGCAGCGGACCCGGCGATTCGTCGACCGCCCAGCCGAGGAAGTTCAAAGCGGTCTCGGTGCCGCCGGATTGGGCGCACTTGCAGACGGTGACTTGCTGGATCCCAGGCGACGACAGGGAGTCCATGATCTCGACCAAAAACGGCGTGCGGGAGTTGTCCCAGTCGCCCGACAGGTCGGAGGTCTTGGCCGAAAGCCTCCGCTTTTGCGCGGCCCACTGGCTGACGGTCAGGCGGTCGCGGGGCTCGAGCACGTCACACTCCTCAGGCTGGATCGCCAGCGGAGGCGGGAGCTGTTCGCAAACGGCGCGGGCTGGGGCCGGGGCGGAAATCATGATTCGGAACCCTCCGGCGACAGGGCGGCCAGGACGGCTGAGAACTGGGCGGCCGCCGCCGGCGGAAGGCGCAGTTCGGACGGCACGTCCAGCATCTGCCGGCGGATTTCGTCAAGGAATTTCTCCATCACCGCCAGGATGCGGTCTGGCTCCTGATTGGCCAGAGTGACCGACATCTCGGTCGCCTTCCGCCGGAACGTCGACAGCAGCGCCTGGTGACGGGCCAGCAAACCGGCGAGGACCTCGTCGCGGGGCAGCAGCGAACCCTCGGCGACCTGAAGGTCCAGCTCGAGCTTGCGGGTCTTGGCGTCCTGAAAACGGTTGACCGGGGCCGGGCGGCCGGACGCCGCGCCGCTGCGGGCCGCAAGCCAGTTCTCACGCCAGGCCAGGAGCTCCGGCAGGCAGATCGTGCCGTGTCCGCCAGGCGTGGATCGTCTGGCGAGTGTAGCCGGTTGCCTCGACGGTCTGGTTGATGCTGAGGCTGCGGAAGTCGACCGCCGGGCGGGCGATCTCGCGGCGGAGGGCGGCCAGGACGGGCGTGATCGCCGCGGCCTTGCCGTCCTGGGCGGCCGCGACGAGCGCCCGCTTGGTCGAGACGATCGTGTCGATGCGGGCGGAGTTCCACGTGTCGCGGATCTCGCGATCGGACTCGAGCTGGTCGCGGAACACCGACTCGGCGATGCCGAGGGCCTGGGCGGACTCGGAGACGGACATCGCAGTCGCGGCCATCTGACCGACGCGACGCAGCAGGCGGCCGCGAGACCAGGCGGCCGAGAGGCGGGGGAAGTCGGCCAGGACGTCGGCCAGCGGGCGGCGGGACTTTAGCGCGGATTCAGCGGCGGACATCGATTCGGCGGACAAAGCGGCGGCCTGGACGGCTGGCGCGGAAAACGGGGCGCGGCGGCGCTTGGGCTTTTCGGCGTGTTTCGTGCACTTCTTTGCCGCCTTCTTAGTCGCCTTCTTTTGTGTTTTCGTCGCCATAAACCGTTATTCAATAGTAAGTAAAGCTCGAAAAAAAAAACTTAAAAAGACACGTTGCCACGGAGGAGGGAACGT